GTTTTGTAGAGGGGTAAGCGTTCCTGTCGCTGTTTTAATCAAGCTTCCATTAAGGTAGAGTTTATGCCCACCAGTTGCCCCCTGCGTCATAACTACGTGATACCAAGTCGCGTTACTCAAGCTGGTAGACGCGCCCGTAATTGAATTGTGCGCAGTAAAGAATGCAGTGAGACCTGTATTGATTGACAAGGACATTCCAGTAGCAGAATTATCAGATGCCACCGACGAAAAGATATAGCGGCTGGACGATGAAACAGAGTAAGTATTTAGGTAAAACCACATCCCGATACTAAATGTAGTTGACGCAGTTGGCGCAGTAGTTGTGACAGAGCCGTTGTTGTTGTTTCCAAAATCAATGGAATGTGTGCCGATTTTCTTGATTGAAGAATTGTAAGTAGATGCACCACCAGTAGATAGAGAAACAGTCGGACTCATAGACCCACTATTTGTCAGGTTGTTGTTAAATCCAAATCGTAGCACAGCCGCATTAATCGGGTTAAAACTCAAGTCAAAGTTTTGGATGAACGTGGCGCTTGAAATGCCGTCACTGACCGTAAACGTAAGCTGGAATGTGCCAGCGTGAGCCGAATTATTGCTTGGGTCTACTGTGAACTGATTGACGTTTGCGCCCGTTCCTTGCGTGACGGTTGCCGCGCTGCCAAGGCTTGTCGAATTAGTCACCGCATGTGAGAACGTCAAAGTAGTATTTAGCTCTGCATCACTAGCGGTTATCGTTATTACCGTATTGTGGTTGGCACTATTCAGATCGAAAGTTGCGCCATCCGACATTGCCGCCGTCACGCCGTTTGTGGTCTGAGACACGCCAGTAATTGTTGGCGCTGAGTTTGCCGTTTCGGTTAAATACCAGCCCGATCCGTTAAAGATGTACAGCCCAGAATTTGCTGAAACAAAGCCAAGCTGCCCTGTCAGAATATTTGCCGTGTCGTTTGTCATCGCCGTTGTGGTTGCGTAAACTTTTGTGCCTGCGACAAGTGAACCGTGATCGACCAACTCAACTTTATCGCCAGCGGCTAGGCCAGCCGCAAAAGTAATTGTATTGCCTGCCGAATTGTTCGTATAATCTGTACCGCGCAGCATTTTCACACCGTTGACGTAAATAGCTTCACGATTTTGAATATATGTAAGGCTGGAATAAACTGTTTGGTTTGCCGTTGCGTCAGCTAAAATCGTTGAGGAAAAATTAGCAGATGACGCGCCAGAGCTAGAAGCTGACAAAATGCCGTTGCTGTCTATGCTTAAATTACCGCCAACCTTTATGCCGCCCAATGCTGAACTAGAAGCCGTTGGCAGAGTGAAGTTATTGGCTGAAGCGGCGATACCGTCCAGCTTGGTTTTGTCTGCGCTAGACATAAGGCCAGCCGCGCTAGTCGTCGCGTTTGTAGCGTTTGCTAACTTATACCAGGCTCCACCATGAGCAAAATACATCGCGCCCTCACCGTGAACGTGATAGATTCGACCATGACTGTCAGCCGCCGCTGGCAAGTCTGAAGTGCTTGAGAAAAACTCAACAATCTGCAAGTCAGCGTAGGTAGGTGAAAGGAACACGGTGGATGTACCTGACAGGCTTAAAAGCGAACCAGTGCTACTAGAGCGTAGGGTTCGCGTGAGAGTTAAGCCGCTATGCGTATAAGTTCCCGTGCCAATTTCAAAGCTGGTTCCGTTTTCAATTACATAACCAACAGTCTCACCGTTTAGAGTTGATGGAAATGCTTGAAACCCAGCCACAGGCGAAGCCGACAAGGTTATTGTCGAACTGCCTGTGGTTGAAGTTTGGACTTTTACGCGATCAGCAAAAACTGGCATAAGCTTACCCTAATTAGGCGAGAGTTAAGTCAACAGCACCAGAGATGAACTGAAGTGTATCACCGTCTGCAACGGTTTTCTGGGTGCTTATTGAGCCATGCCAGAGCATATTTCCGCTTGAGCTTGCGTCAAATATACCTATGTGCGTGATTGTGCCAAACGTGCCGCCAGAAGCAGTGAAGCTTACAGCCGTGCCGTTTGCAGCCGTTGTGCCATCGTTAGACGTTGTGCCGCCTGTTCCACTAGCTGTGCTAAAGTGGATTTGCTGACGCGAATAGCCGTTTCCAGAACATTCTGTACCACCGCCTGCATCATTAGGAGCGCCCGTAAAGAGCGCCAAGTAGTGATTGCTTGGACGTGTGACAGAACCGCCTGTCATTAAGTAGTTAAGTAGTAAATTTTCTGCGTGATCGCTTAGTGCTGCCATTGGTTTGTTCCTTTCTTAAACCGCATACTCGGAGCGCATAACAAGGGAGCCGCCAAACTTAGCATCGTCGGTATCCCGTTTAATCTCGCTAATTGTGCGAGTAAAAACCTGATCGAATTGCGCTGCTCGCGCATCATCCATCAGATAGACGTAAGCCGCCGCTAGAGAGCCGTACAAGTAGGCATCACCGTGGCGACTAAGTATTGTATTGCTTGCGACACTCGACGAAAGCGCGTCTATGTCATCGCTGTAAATCATCTCAACTTCCATGATGGAGTCCGGTATGGGGCGTAAGCCCACAGACGTACCAATCACCGTATAATAACGGGGTGTGCCTGATGAGGTGCTTGAGATGATGTTGTAGTAATCAAAAGGCGTGGTGTACTCCAAAACCCTAGTCGGATTACTGTTTAACTTTATGGTTTGGATTTTTCGCAAATCCGTGGGCAATTCTATAAACTCAGCGCCAGCCGTTGTTGATGCAATGACGCGCTTAATCTGTGAGCGAGTGTCTAGCTCACGGCCCATACGCTTTTCTGCCATGTCTATAAAGGTAGGGATTTTAGCTAAAATATCAGGGTCACTTGACCGCGCTAGGAAGTCAGCAATAGTAGCTTGAAGCTCTGTATATGTTGATAAGCCCATTAGATTAACTTGCCGCCAGTGGCTTTAAATGCTTTGTTTTCTTCCAGCCATTTCAACCAAGCTTTCGGGTTGTCTTTGGGTTGCCCAAATTTTGCCAAAAGGTCGTAATAAACAACTGTCGAAAACTCACCTATTTTCTGTCTGTGCTTTTGAGTGTCGCCAATCATAGAGCCATAGCGCCATTCGTTTGCTTGATCTTTTGCCAAGTCCAAAACGGGTTGCGTGTTCACTTCAGTTGTGACGTGATCGCCCTCATTGCTGGAATGGTAGTAAGTTTTTTTGCCCGTAATCGGGTCAGAGCTAAGAAGCTTTTTCATGGCAATTCTCCACAAAAAAAGGGCCGCTAAAAAGCAGCCCTTTAAGGTAGTTTTATAGGTTTGGCTTAAGAGCCGTTCAGACCAATAATTGCAGCATGTGCCTTTGGTGCCTTCACGATTAATGTCCATTCGGACACGATTGCGAACTTGGTTGCGTCACCAGTGGCGGCAACATCTGAAACGCTAAACATGCGTCCAGGCAGTGAGCCAAGGCATACATAATCAGTGTCGATCAGATACATTTCGGAATTTGGACACTGACGATCAACCGTCACCGATAGCTCACCAAAATCAGAAAGATAAAGTGACACTGAACCAATGATTGACGCCTCTTTTGGCGCAGTCATTGTGATTTGGTTAGTTGCCACAGAACCGCCCGACAAGCCTGAGAAGTTTTGCTTATTGGCTGGTGACATAAGTAGCATGTTTGGTGTGCCGCCGTCTGTGTATGCCGCAAGCATTGCCGCATCAATTTTAGCCAAAGTCAAAGCCGCTGCCGTGCCAGTTAGGTCAGCCGCATCAGAGCCATCGCCAGATGAAGCAGCCATATCGCTTGGCTTGTCTACATTAGTGATCCAAGAAAGCAACTTAGCTGCTTTGCGTGGGTCAGATGCAGACCGTGCTTCGTTTTTAAACAAAGATTTTTCAATGTCACGGCGTTGCTCAATTCCCTTGAGAACCTTAACCATTGCTGTTTCTTTGTCACGCCCAGCCTTATCCACAACATCTAATGTATTGGATACGGAAGCCGCTTGTACGCTGATCTGGTGATAATTTCCCAAACGAACAGTTGGCGCAGGGTTAGTATAGCTATAATCTGCCCCTTCGTTAGAATGGTTAGTATCTGAGGCGGCAGCTAATTCTTGGACTTGCCATTCATAGAAAATACCCTTGGTAGTCTCCTTTTGGGAGTTAGATACTAGGGGCGTTTCATCGGGATCAATTCTGTATATGACATCTGCAAGTGATTCACGTTCACCAACAGCATTACTGGAAAGATAAGTAGCCATTTTTGGCCCTCCTAAAGATTAACGAGATAAGAGGTAATCAACGGCGTCGTTACGACTGCCTGACTTCCTCAGTTTGTCAAAAGCTTTGCGCTTTTTCTCTGTTGCAGAGCTAGATGCAGGCTTTGGCTGACTGCTCTTAACCATCTTTGGAGCTTTCACGATTTTCTTTTTTGCAATAGGTTTTTGGCCCTGCAAATTCTCAAACTTCATAGCTTTCCTTGCCATATCCACCAAGCGACTGTCCAAAGACATGCTCTTGATAGCTACGTCAGGTAGATTTTTAGATTGTACATATTGCATAATCTCGCGGCCCTCGCGCTCTTGCACGGCTGGATCACGCCACTCAGGGATTAAATCTTTAAGCTTTTCAGCTTCAATAATTCGTGTTTCGTTTTCCACTCTAAGTTGCTCAACACGAACAGCCTCAAGGTTTTTAAGCCTTGCGTTTTCACGGCGTTCAATCTTTGCAGCTTCGATAGGGTCAACATCTTCAAGCTCACTGATTTGCGCTTCAATATTCTGAGGCGCTTGGCTTTCAAGAAAATCAGTTATTTTCTGCAATCTATCCGTGTATTCAACACGGGTTACATCAAAAGACGCTTTATCACGGTCTAACGCTTTACGCGCTTCGGACGCTTCTTGTAGTCTCTTGTCGCCTGTCTTGCCTTTCTGGTACTCAGCAATTAGTTCATCAACTGTTGCCTCGCGTGTTTCTCCATCAAGCTTGACGTTATAAACGTCCACCGTTTCCTCAACTTCTGTCTCGGTTTCAGTGTCGGTTTCTTCCTCAACGTCCTCATATTCAGTCTCAGCTTGGTCCTCTTGGACGGCCTCAACTTCCTCTGTTTCCGTTTCGGTGGCCTCTACTTCAGTGTCGGCACTTGGCTCTTGAACTTCCTCGCTTGCCTCTTGAGGGGCGTCATTCATGTTCAATAGCATATTTACAGCATCATGCTGCGAAAGGCTGGGTTCCTGTGGAATACCAGACATTAAAATCTCCAAAAATTATGGTGTTATCTGTGCAAGCCGTTCATCTGTTCACTAGCCATTTTTCCAGTTTGAACAGCGCTTTCAAAGTGAGCGCGGAACTCGTCCAACGCCTTTATCAAGTAATACGCTTGCTCCCGTTTGTCGGCTTCTGACGCTGAGCTTTGCTCAAACGCTGCAAAGTACGACTTACGGATTTCGTCAAAAGCCTCTTGAACCATTGGCTCACGTAAAATCATGGCGGCTCTCTCGCCGCGCATCTTTTCAGCTTCAAAATCTGTCATGCTCTAGGCAAATTATCCGAAACGCTGCCACCAAACGCCATCTTCTGTTGACGTAGCTGCAATTCGGCCTCTAGCTCAAACTTGCGTAGCTCAAGCTCTGCCATCATTTTCTCACGGTCAAGCGCCAGTTGCGCCTGCATTTGCTCTTTCTTCATAGCAAGCTCAGCTTGGAACTTAGCCATTTCAGCCTGATCGCCCGTGTCCTGACTTTGCTGTTCCATAGACTTTGCAAGCTCTTGGTCAATCTTGTCGCCAGAAGAAAAGAATTGCTCAGTATCCTTAAAGCCAGCCATTTCGGTGATCTTTTTAAGCGTATTCATGTACTGAGAGGGCTTAACAATAGGGTTAATCAGGCCAAGCTGATCCATGATTTGCTCTTGCTTGCCCATAACTTGCATAAGCATGTTAAGCTTTTCATCCTCACGACCAGACCCAAGCCCGACTTCAACGCTTAAATCAAAGCCATTCTGCCAAGCTCTAGGGTCAATGCTAACAAACTCGTTGCGAATCCGCACAACGCGCTCACTATCCTGATGTTTCTGCAATAAATGAAGCACGGCATCTGCTAACTGACGGCAACCCGTTTCAGCAAATACCCTAGCAATCATTTCAATTTTAAGTTGCGCACCTTGGACAGTTGCATTAACAGCGCTTGCCGTTGTGCTTTGTAACGCGCTCGGATCAAGGCCCAAAGACGCTTTAGAAAAACCCGTGCGCTGGTCACGGACCTGATCCACATACTCAAGCATTGAAAACGCAGTATTCCCAATTTGTGGGACCGCCAAAGGTTGCACCATTCCAGGCGAGCGCATTCGTACAATTCCACCAGGACGTGACGAAAGTAAATCATCTAAATTCACCTGACCTTCTACCGCTGAAACACGCGCATTATTGGTTAAATACAAATTGTCTAGCAACTGGCGCAACACAGTTGACTTAATCAACTGCAAATCCTTAACCATATCAGCTACAGAGCGCCCAACCATGCGGTGAGGCATTAAAATAGGCGACAAAATAGCAAACGGCACACGGTCAAACGGCTCATTCTCAAGCACTTCAGACCCGTCACCCAAGCAAAGCACACGGCGCAACTCAGGGATATTATCGCCGTCATAGTCAGCCCGAATATACGCCTCAGTCACCAAAACCTCACGCATAGACGTGTCTGCGCTGTCTGTCATATCGCCAGCTTCAATATCACTAAAGCGAGACTGACGCTCAGCCTCATCGTCTAGCTCATTATCGCCAGCATAGCGCTCTATAACGTCTATGTCGTAGCCAAGCTCTACTAAATCGCCAACACGCATCTGTGTGCGGTGCGCAATAAATGAACATTCCTCCATGGAAGTAGCGCGACGGCTAAATATAAGTTCCTCTGGGGGTATATTGTCGATTTTCACAGAACCAGACATAACCTTGCGCGTAATCTCAACGTCATAACGCACATCAACAGGCATATCAGGGTCAGCCTGCATGCTTTCAGTCATATCCTGAGACACCAACTCAATCGCAGGGTCTTGCAGTAATAAGGTTAGCTCATCCTCAGTTAAGCCCTCGTATTGCTCATTCTCAACGCGCTCACTTTCTTGCCAATACGCCTTAACTGCACCTTGAGCAAACAGCAAAGCATCCTTGAACCAGTTATGAATAACGCGAAAGCCCTGATTGCTCTTGTATATCTCAAAATTAACCAAGTCAGTCGCTTGCTGGGCAGCCCCAACGTCCTCTGGACCCCGTGGCTCAAAGCGGCAAAACTCATCAGATGACGCAAACATTTTCATTAAGGACGGCATGATATACTCAATGGTATCGCTGACCTCAGTTGCGACAACTTGTGAACGATCACTAACCTCATTGCCTAGAGGCTCTCCAAGATAATACCGCATAGTCTCCTGACGATTGCCAGAAAACTCGCTTTCGTGGTAATTCACCGCGCCTTGTATTTCGTTTTGTAAAATACTGCGAAAGCGCAGATCATCCATTTTAGCCATTATGCACGACCCGTCTTAGCTTTAGCTTTAAGCTTGCTGTAGCTTTTTTTAGGCTTGGGCTTATCCTTTGCAGGCGCAGACTTGCGGCCTGGATTTGGGTTGGAATAGCTCTTAACAATACGCATATTATGCCTTTTTCTTTGCCGTCTTAGCAGCCTGCCTAAACGCCTTATTCGTGGGCGCACCCTTAGACCTAGCCTTGCGCATCTTCTCGCCAGAGCCAGCCGCTATACGTTTTTTCTTCGCATGAATGTTAGAATAGAGGCCACGCTTTGCCATTAAGCTTTCCTTGATTTACTGCCTGAGCATTTCCATTTGGCCCTGCTTAGGCGCAACGGGCTGTTAGGGTTTTTAGCTGCCTTGGGGTGCTTTTTCATTTGCCCAGCCGACCTAGCGCAATAGCTATCGCCCTTGGCTGTGCCTGGTGAAGTGGTGTAACGCTTATCGCCGTACTTGACGGTTTTCTTGCGGCCCGTCTTAGGGTTTGTTATGACCTTCTTGGATCGCTTGTTGTCAGCCATTAGACAATCCAACTGCTATTGCCGTAGTCCAAATTAGACCGATAGGCATAAGAGGAAACAGCGCCAGAAGCGCGAACAGCTTGGCCTGCAAAAGTCAAAACGAAAGCATCAGCCAAATCTGGCGAGCGTAAGCCCCTGCGTTTCATCTCGTCTTTGCCTTCAGCTTTAAATTTACCAGAGCTAAGAACCTTAAAGCGCAAAGATGTAAGCTCATGTATCAATTCTTCTTGCTCTGGTATCTTGCAATCCTTGGCTTCAAACCATTCACGACAACTAAACCAAAGCTCATCACGCAAGCGCTGATAACGTCCAGCCAAGGACGGACTTTCAGCAACATTCACGCCACGCGCAGGCATTCCAAGCTCAATCAGACGATCAACCGCGCCAGCGCCAATACCAATCACGTCACAGCAAATCTCGCTAGGGCGGTCCATAAAGGGCGTGGCCTCATATTCAGACAGAATAAGCCCGACAGTCTCCATAAGGTCTTTGCCCTGCCAAGACTTGATAGGCTCCAACAAAACATTGCCCTGACGCTTGCATAGCGCTGTGCGATCACTTCCGTACCTTGCTAAATCGATACCCCAAACGGGAGAGACAGTCATAGCCTCAACATCACGCGCCACGGCAGCGTCTACCAAGTGCCTAGAAATCAAGCTGTCATCAGAATTGGTAGGAAACTCACCAAGACAACGAATTGCGAAGATTGCGCTGTCCTCGCCGTATTGCTGGGCCATGTCCTCAATGAAATCGGCAGAAACATAATCAGCGTCAGCACAGCTAACAGTCATCTTATGCCAACGGTGGGCGTTCCTGTGAAATGCGTCATAGAAATACCCAGATGAACGGGTAGGGTTGCCGACCATCAGGATTTTGCTGCCAGCCGTGCTGAGAGCGCCTTGGGCAACCTCAAAGATAATATCGTCAACGCCAGAGCATTCATCAATAACAAAAAGCAAATTCTCATGGTGAAACCCTTGTAGGGCTTCTGGGTTTTCCTTGCGGCTAACCCTTGCGTGAACGCTGCTGTCTATGCCTTTTAGCGTGATTTTGTCAGAGGTAATCTCAAGCTGGTCTTGTAAACCTTGGGGCATCTTTCTGGCCCACTTTTGTATTTCATTCCATAACACCTGGTTAAGCTGATTGGCGCTGTTGGCTGTACACACCACACGGCAAGGGCGCGTGATTAAGTACCACAAGATAACCCACGAAAGCAGCGCTGACTTGCCCACGCCATGCCCAGATTTGCAGGCCACGCGAGAGTTATCACGGACGCCGTTCAGAGCGTCACGCTGCCATGCTTGGGGTTCAGCGCCAAGGACAGATTTAACGAATAGCACAGGGTCGCCGTAAAGCTGCATGAGCGTGTCAGCAAGATTGGACTGCTTGGGTTTTGCCATAGGTGAGATAGCGCCAGAAAAAAGGCCCACGGGAGAGAACCGCAGGCCAGTTATGGGAGGAAAGATAACAAAAAAGTATGCATGGAGATAAACCAGCGCCAACTAAGGAGAGGACAAAGGAGACATTAGCTCATCATATGGCAGGTATAATAGTCATGGGGAAGCATGTCAAGCGGTATGGAGAAGGTATGGGGGGGGTGGGGCGAATGTGTGGGTGTATATACATATATAGACGGGGGCCAGATCGCGTGACGGGGGGGGTCTGCACGTTTAAGGCGAGTTGACGCAGCGTAAGCTCTGCTTGAAGCGGTAATCAGCCGGACCTTTTG